TCAGGACGGTTTAGGTTCGTCCTGCCCTTTGTAGTTCACTTCACCATAGGTCTTGAAACGGATAATCATTTCTCCAGCCCATTCATTGATTGTATTAGCAATACGTGCTTGCTCAGGAACAATTTCGTTATACCAAAATGCTTCTCTTGCTTCACTAATTGAACCAAATCCGCCAGCATTGGAGGGAATAATACCGAGCAGTTGAGGAGGTGTCCGAAATGATGCAAGGATGTCATCACGTGTTATAGATTTAATATGCGTAAATTCATCTTTGGCTGCAAGTTCACTAATAGGGATTAATTGCAATCCATCTTTTTTTCCACCTGGAGCATGAAGGAATAAATTTCTGAAGTTACCCGGGCCACGTGAATCTTTCATTGCCTGTTTAATACCTTCCACATCTTCATCATCAATTTGAGAATCTGTCATATATAAAATGAAACCAGCATGTGAACCATTATTATAATATTTTCGACGGAATAGCGTTGCGGATTCATTAAGCCAAGCTGATTGCAAGGCTGACATATATTCAGGTACACCATAGATTTCCTGATTAATGTCTGTTGTTTTTACACAGCAAACACTTCCTTGAGCAAACTCATGTTCCTGATATCCTTCTGTCAACATTAAATATTTATTTGGTTCCTTCATGCGTCGTACGTATTTGCCCATTAACCCTTTGAACTGCATAGGTTCATTAAGCCTGTTATCAATACGCTGAAGATAACCATTACCAAAAACTAAATTATCTAAAATCATTCGTTCAAAATTAGCTGAACTTAATAACCGATGTGATCTAAATGCTGAAACCAATTGATTCTTTTTATAGATGATTGCAGTAGAAAGATAGGGAGTAGCAGCAAATGATTTGGCCAATCCATTCAAACTAACAGGTGGTTCATAGTAGTTGCCATTTAACCAAGTCTCATAATATTGAGATAGGTCATGTTTATTGAGAACCGGCTCAGGATCTCCAAAAGTAAAAGCCTGGACTTTACTGTCAGACATTTAATAAATCTCCATAGTGGATTTTTTAGAACTTCCGTCGTTATCAAGTGACAACGGCTCATTAAAGAATGCATGGAAAATTGCAAAAGCCAGATCCGCATGACCAATGTTTTCAGCTCGTGAAGCCTCAAATGTCATTTGTTTCTGGGAAGCTGTGAGAGTTTTTTTAATTGCCATTAATGATTGGGCAACTTCAGTTGCACCAGCATCGAATTCGAATCGCCCTTTGTTAAGAACGTCCATTCCTTTCATGACTAATTGCGTTTTGACATCAACTGAATATGTGAAGGTAGTTAGGTTAGGGAAAAACTCTTGAACCAATTGAGCAATACCTGTCCCCATGCCAGATTTATCCATACCGATGTAAGCTACTCGATATTTTTGACAGATCTTTTTAATAAATGCAGCTTGGCTGGCAAAATCCATTCCTTTGAATTGATGGTGTTCAAGTAACCGGAATTTGTTATAACCAGGTTCAGGTGGTGCAACCACAACAAGGCCAGCACTATCCCCAGATTCTGCTGGATCATAACCAACCCAAACAGGCTTATTTCCAAAAGGTCTTGTTGCTAGTGGCTTGAAATCCTTCGTCCACAACTCCCATGAATCAACCATACATGGTTGGATGATGCTAAGTGGAAATACACTCTGGCCATCATCAACAAACTCACACATATATAAGTTGGCAAATTCATCTGCACTATTTTCAGCAATCAGTTCTTCAATATCAAAAAGGTTACAACCTTGTCTTTCTGCATCATAAATATTGACGATATGACGCCACATTTGGTCATTGCAGAGAGCACCATTTCTTAAAGCATCATGGCTGGTATCAATCTCAACTTGTTTATCTTTAGAACGCCCTTTGTTAAACGCCTCACCAGTCCAGAATTTATAAGCTTCATGTGATTTACTGGATGGTGTAGAAAAATAGGTCTTTTTATACTGTTTCTGGGCTGCCATAGCTGAAGCCACTTTTTTAAGTGTGGCAAAACCATGTACCCAGAAGAACTCATCAAAATACAAATCGCCATGATAACTTTGAGCAGTCTTAGCGTTTGTGCTAAGGAATATGAGCTGAACAGTTTCATTTGTAGGCAAAGTGATGGTAATTGGATCCCCTTGTAGATCCACACCAATTGATTGAAGAACAAAGTCTTTAATATAAGTTTTAAAGCCGTGTGCCTGGGCTTTTGACGCTGAAAGGAAAATCTGATTTCGACCAGTTGTTACTGCTTTAATTAATGCTTCGCGTGCAAAATAAAATGTCGCACCAATCTGACGTGATTTTAATAATGCTCTGTTTCGTTGCTCACGAGCACGGTACCAAACCTTTTGGTACTCAAATAAGCCATCGTCAAAGTCTTCAAGTAATTTTTCAATTTGTTCTTCTGTAAGAACATTTTTAGCAGACGGTTTACGTGGTCCAGCTGTTCTATTTTTTAAATTAGGATTTAGATCTGCTTCATTTCCACCATTGTTATATTTATTAATTTTGGCCATGCGCTCCAGTTGGCGCATAAGCAAATCAATCTCTTTAAAATCATTTGGTGTTTTCTTTTCAAGAATAATTAGCTTAACTAATTGTGCTTCTAATGCCTGGGCAACACGACCTTCCGGAGCTTGTTTTTCCCATTCATCTCTGGCCTTCCAAGCATGAACATTTTTATCATTTTCATTTAAGTATTCTGCAATTGAGCTGATTCGCCACCCCATCCAGTATAAAAACTTTGCTAAGAGGCGGTTATCAAAAGAAAGTGGTGGATTTTCAGATTTAGTATTCATTGGCTCATTAAGCCAATTTCAAACTATTGATTCATTTAGGTGGGATTGTGAAAACTGTTTTCACAAGTGGGTTTTATTGATTCTTTTTCGTGTAATTCCGATTCTGCTTACTACGTAAATTATGAATTTTTAAATATAAGCAGGATTCACCACTCATGAGTAAGAAATCCAAGTTTTATCGAGTTGCAGTGGCTGGAGCAACTACAGATGGTCGCATTATTGAACCTGAATGGATTCAACAAATGGCGAAAAACTATAGCCAAGATACTTATACGGCACTAGCTAATATTGAGCATTTACGGGGTCTTCTCCCTGACACCCCCTTCGGTAATTATGCCAAAGTTATTGGTGTAAAAGCCCAGGAAGATGTTGTTAATGGTCAAAAGAAATGGGCTTTATATGTTCAATTGGAAGCTTTTGACAACCTGATTGAATTGCATGAAAAAAAGCAGAAACTTTTCAACTCAATTGAAGTCAATCCAAACTTTGCTGATACCAATGAAGCGTATTTAGTTGGTCTTGCATTTACCGACACCCCAGCATCTTTGGGAACACAAATTATGGAGTTTGCATCTAAAAATCCAGATGTAAATCCATTTACTTCTAAAAAGCAGCATAAAGATAATCTATTCACTGCAGCTGAAGAAGTCTCTCTAGAATTTGAAGATGAATCTCCTGTTTCAAATTTATTTTCTAAAGTTATTGACTGGCTAAACCCAAAACAAGAAGAACAAAGCCAAAAAAATAATGGCCAGTTCAATGAAATTGCGAAGTCAGTTGAAGAAATTGCCAAGACCTTTGGCAATACACTTAAAGAGCTAAGTGATCTCAAAGAGAATCATTCAAAACTTCAAACTGAGTTCAAAGAACTTAAAACCAAATTAGGCCACGAGCCACATCCACAAACACCGCCAGCTCCAGAAAGCAACGGTAGCTTTTCAGAAAAAATTGAATTTTAAAAAGTGAGTGAAAAATGCGTAACGATACACGTATTAAATTTAATCACAGCCTAAAAAAATTGGCTGAAATTAATGGTGTTGAAACAGTAGAAAAACAATTTACTGTAGCTCCAGCGCCAGAACAGAAACTTGAAGAAAAAATTCAAGCTTCGAGTGCATTTTTGCAAAAAATTAATATTACCCCAGTGACTAAACAGTCAGGTCAAGCAATCGGGCTTTCTGTTAATAATACAATCGCTGGTCGTACAGACACATCTGGTAGTGGGGAGCGTAAGCCTTCTGATCCAACAGGATTAGGTGCAGATGACTATACTTGCAAGCAAACCGATTTTGATGTTGCTTTACCTTATGAAAAATTGGATGCATGGGCTGGTTTCCCAGATTTCCATGCTCGTTGGAATAGTGCAGTTGCTCAAGCTATTGCATTAGATCGAATCATGATCGGCTTCAATGGTACTTCTGCTGCTGCAACTACGGATCGTGTAGCCAACCCTAAATTACAAGATGTAAATATTGGCTGGTTAGAAAAAATCCGTACAAAAGCTCCAGATCGTCGAATGAATAACGTAACTATTGGTGCCACTGGTACTTATAAAAATCTTGATTCATTAGTAATTGATGCTGTCGCTGAGTTAATTGATGATGTCCACCAGGATGCAACAGATCTAGTTGTGATTTGTGGTCGCTCACTTTTAAACGATAAAAATTTCCCTATCGTAAACAACGCCGAAGACAATCAAAATACTTTAGCTGGACAAATTTTAGTAGGTCAAAAACAAATTGGTGGTTTACCAGCTGTACGAGTTCCATCTTTTCCAGACAACACAATTTTAATTACGTCTTTAGATAATCTTTCTATTTATTATCAGAAAGATTCGAAGCGTCGTTACATTGTTGAAGAACCAAATAAAAATCGTGTTGCGGACTACCAATCTTCAAATGAAGCTTATGTAATTGAAGCTTTTGAAAAAGTTGCATTGGTTGAAGGCATCGCAATTCAATAAGAGGTGATTTATGTTGAGTCCAGCTCGACGACATCGCCTGCAAGCCTTGGCAGCTAAAGCAGCTGCTTTGGCTGAAAATGCTTTTGGTGATGTTCGTGAAGATGCCAGCGTGTATTTATTACAACTGGCGGAACTAAAAAACGACCAAAATTTGCTACGTGGTATTAAATCTGAAATTGAACGTGCAGAACACAAAGCCAAATTAATCCCTAAATATATGCCGTATGTGGAAGGTATTCTTTCTGTTGAAGAGCGTACTCCACACATGCGGGATGATATTGTCACGACGATTATGCTTTGGTGTTTTGATGCTGGCATGTTTGAAGAAGGTCTCCGCATTGCAGAATTTGCGCTGAAGTATGGCCTTGATATGCCAGATACCTTCAACCGAGACACAGCTTCCATTGTTGCTGAAGAAGTAGGAAATGCAGCCAAAGCTGCCCATACTGAAGGTGAAGTTTTTGACATAGCTATTTTAGAAAAAGCAAACTCTCTTACCTCAACATTCAGTATGCATGACCAGATCCGGGCAAAACTCTATGTCGCTATGGGTCGAACTTATTTGCAAAAAGAACTTTATGCCTTAGCTGTAACGTTTTTAAAACGTGCCATTAAACACAATGAAAATTGTGGCGGAAAACAAGAACTTCAGAAAGCAGAACGCTTACTGAAAAAACAATTAGAAGAAAACCCACCTCAGCCATTACTTAATGCTGATGGTTCACCTGTTGTCGATGATTTTGGCAGTCAGGTATTTGAGGAAATTTCTTCTTAATGAGTGCCCAGCACCCACCGAGGGGCAGATCTGGCCAAACACAAACATTCTTTTGTTCTGTTTTTGGTTCAGATCTCCACCCCTCTCCTAACCGAGAATAAAAATGTCTGGATTAATTGCAAACGGTACTTTTTCAAATCAGGACGTTGTAATCAATAGTGATCCGTTCTTTCCATTGGTATCCAGCAACCATGTCCGTGAAGTTTTGCGTTTAGATTCAAGTGTCACCAATCAACGTCTAATTCCAGCTATAGAAGCAGCTGTAATTCATGTCAATGAACAACTGGTAAGTTTACTCAGCAAAGCCCCTACGTTAGTGGAAATTACAACTAAGCAGGTCAATGGAAAGCCTATTGCTGCTGTTTTGTATTTCCGTGCAGTTACGGCTGCAGCTGGTGCAGAACTTTGTGAACGCTACCGATCTTATGACACCACCAACAATGGCAGCCAAAAGGCTGAAGAAATGACACCGACGATTGATGACTATAAACGGGATTTGCGTTTTGCCATCCGTGATTTAAAAAAAGTTCGTCGTCTCAATGTGGAGTTGGTTTAGATGAAAGAAATCTATGCAATCCAACACGATACAGTTGACGCAATATGCTGGCGTGAATATGGCCGTAGCACTGGTGTAGTTGAGCAAGTACTAGAAGCAAATCCACATCTTTCAGAATTTGGTCCATTCATTCCAATGGGCACTAAAGTTCAATTACCAGACATCCCAACTCCACAAAATAAAGTTCAAAGCGTCCAGCTTTGGGATTGAGAGAATTTATGCCAGAACCAACAACTTCTACAGCAACCATTGCCACTCTAAGTGCAGTGTCATTGCTTCCATTTATTAATGGTAATGCGTTGCTAGGTGCAGTACTTGGGGCAGCATTTATTGCAACTTTTGAAAAAGATTTGAATGCTTACCAACGTATTCGCAATATGTTATTGGCCACTGGTATTGGTTATATCAGTGCGCCACTCATTACAGAACATACTTTATTAAAAGCTGATGCAGTAGCAGCCCTTATCACTTCTACACTTTGTTTATTCATATTAATCAAGGTTGTTGATTGGGTTAAAACTGCAAAACTGTCAGATATTTTGAACATCTTTCGAGGTGGCAAGTCATGATCGAATTGTTATTTCAAACCGTTGCCGTTTTAGCTTATCTCATTTGCGGTTTTCGTATTGCAACCTTTAGTCACGGTGGAAATTTTCACCGTGGCTATTCCTTCTTTGCAGCAACTTTGATTGCAGCATTCTTAGGCCAATCGGTCCATATCTTATTTTTTAAGGACCCAGTTACGCTATGGGACGCCATCTTTGCAATCCTTCTTGCAGTACTCATCTGGCGCACTAAAGGTAATGTGGCCAAACTCATTTGGAGTACAACATGATTTTAAAATTTGGTTCAAAAGGTGATGCCGTAGCAACTCTTCAAAAGCAATTGGCTAAGATGGGTTACAAGGGTGTTAAAGGTAAACCACTTTCCATTGATGGTCATTTTGGAGAGAGTACTGAATTTGCAGTGATTCAACTCCAGCGTAAATTTGGCTTAGTAGCTGACGGTAAAGTCGGTGATAAAACTCGCCAAGCTTTAGCTAGTATTTCAGTAAGTAAACTCTTAAAAGATGAAGACTATAAAAAAGCTGCAATACGTTTAAAAGTTCCTGAATTAGTTATTCGAGTTTTTGGAGCTGTTGAAGGCCAAGGTGTAGGCTTTCTTGAAAACGGAAAGGCTAAAATTTTATTTGAACGTCATCGAATGTATTTTTATTTAAGCCAGGCTTTAGGTAAAACATTTGCGAATGATCAGGTAAAACTAACACCAAATTTAGTCAATACTTTAACTGGTGGTTACAAAGGTGATGCAGCTGAATATACCCGGTTAAGTATGGCCATAAATATTCATAAAGAATCTGCCCTGAAGTCTACTAGCTGGGGCCAGTTCCAAATTATGGGCGAAAATTGGAAGGATCTCGGCTATTCATCTGTTCAAGAATTTGTTGATCAACAGCAGATTAGCGAAGGCCACCAACTCGAAGCATTTATCCGGTTTATTGAGTGGAAGCCTGGCTTATTAGAAGCATTACAAAAACAAGATTGGCATACAGTCTTTACACTCTACAACGGCAAAAACTATAAAAAACTTGGCTATCAAGCAAAATTCCAAAAAGAATGGGATCACCTTGAACCAATTTATCGTGAGAAAACTGCAGCATGAAAAAGCCCCATGCTTTACGTGAATATTTGCTAAATGCGATTCCAGATCTACCACAGGATCCGGATCGCTTACTCATCTTTGCTAATGACGGTAAATTAATGAGTACTGCAGCAAATGGATATAGCTTTGAAATGGCCTATACACTAGATATGATCATTACTGACTATGCTGGTGATGTCGATGTGTTTGGCGTTGTCCTTTTCACGTGGATTATGGACAACCAATCCGAACTCATGGCCAATTTAAATAAAGTAAAAGAAGCCATTACTTTTGAAGCTGAACTCATTGATAACAGCAAATATGACCTGCATTTTAAAATCCCTTTAACTGAACGCGTCATTGTGAAAAAGAATGCTGATGGGAAATTTGAGATCTCTTACCCGACTGAACCACAATATACTGAGTTTGGTCCACCTACAGATTTTGAATTAATAGATAAAGATGGATCTACACTTGCAACATGGAGAACTGCCGATATTCAAGGACGTTCATTAGATATGCCCTTTCCAGGTAAAAACCCATGAATAATATTCAGGATCTTGCCCTATATCTTCAACCCTTGTTAGATCGTTTGTCTGCAGGTGAAAGGGCAAAATTGGCTAAGAATATTGGACGAGATCTACGAACAAGCCAACGCCAGCATATTACAGCACAGCAAAACCCTGATGGTTCAGCTTATACAGCTAGACGTACACGCTTACGTGACCAGAAAGGTAAAATAAAAAGAAAAATGTTTTCCCGGATTAAATCTAATACCCATCTAAAAGTACTAAGTAATAGTGAGTCAATTGCGGTTGGTTTTATTGGTCGAGTTAGTCGAATTGCAAAAGTACACCAATATGGTTTGAGAGATAGAGCTACTAGATCTGCTCCGGATACAGTTTACCCAAAACGTGAATTACTAGGATTTACAGATAAAGAGCTTAATCTGGTTGAGTCATCATTCATTAAGCATATTAATATTAAATAGTTCAACTTGTGAAAACCATTTTCACAAGTTCCCATTGCTGAAAACAAAAAAACTCTAACGCAAAGTGTTGGCATGAATGCTGACATTAATCGTCGTCTTGAAAATCTGATTCGGTTCGGAACAATCAAGACTGTAAATTCGTCTAAACCAATCCCCCTTGTCACTGTAGATCTTGACGATATCGTTACGCCTGAAATTCGCTTTTTTAATGCACGTTCTGGAGATGACTCAACTTGGGATCCACCATCTTTAGGTGAAGAAGTTATGGTGATTTCACCTTGTGGTGAGATCGGCCCAACTAGCGTGGTTTTCTATGGGCTTTACAACAATGAACACCCATCTCCTTCTGATGATTTAAATAAGAAAATCCGTGTATTTGCTGATGGTTGCGTCATCGCTTATGACATTTCTGCTCATCAATTATCAGCCATTTTACCTTCAGGTGGTAAAGCAATTGTAACTGCTGATGGTGGTATAACCGTAAATGGGGACACGACTATCAATGGAAATCTTCAGATTAATGGAAGTACTGCCATGACTGGAAATAATACCGTCGGTGGTAGCCAGTTGGTACAAGGAAGTAGTCATTCAACGGGTTCTTTTAGTACTGAAGCTGATGTTAAAGCTGGCCCAATTAGTTTGAAAGAACATAAACATCCTGGAGATAGCGGTGGGGCAACTGGAGGGCCAATTCCATGATGTCACGTGAAAATGGCCGAGAGCTTGAATCTGAATTAGATCATATCCGTCAATCTGTCCAGGACATTCTAACTACCCCCATTGGTACAAGAATCATGCGTCGAGAATATGGTTCTTTGATCTATCAATTGATCGACTCCCCTTTTGATGAAATCGCCACTCTGCAGTTATATGCAGCGACTGCAACAGCACTTTTACGTTGGGAAGACAGGATCATTCTCAATTCAGTTTCGTTAGTGACTAATGAAGAAGGTTCATATTTTCTAGATATGGATTGCAGTCTAGTCGATAGCAATAAACAGGCCTCTTTAAGTATCCCTCTTTCAATTGGATCTTCCTTATGAGTGTTGACTTTAATTCTTTACCAAAACCAAATTTTGTTGATGTGCTTGACTATGAAGACATCTTCAATGAACGTAAAGAATATTTCATTTCGCTTCATCCAGAGGATGAGCAAGAGCTTGTTCGTAAAACACTGAGCCGTGAAAGTGAACCGGTCACTAAGCTTTTGCAAGAAAATGCTTATCGAGAAATGATCTTACGGAATCAAATCAATGAAAAAGCACTGGCTACACAGCTTGCATTTGCAAAAGGAGATGATCTAGACGTTTGGGGTGCAAATTTTGATGTTAAACGTTTAGTGATTACACCTGCAGATGATTCAATCACCCCACCAGCCCCAGCTGTTTATGAAGAAGATGAAGATTTTCGTTACCGCATCCAAAAGAAACTAGATGCATTAAGTACTGCTGGACCAGAATCAGCTTATGAGTTTCACACGCTTTCAGCCGATAGTCGTGTTTCAGATGTTAAATGTAGCTCACCAGCTCCAGCACACGCCCTTTTGACAATTCTTCAGCGTGACACATCAAATAATGCTTCAACTGAAGAACTAAATGCGATTGTTCTAAATTATGTATCTGGAGAGAAAAAACGTCCTACCGGTGATCGAGTACAAGTCCAATCAGCTGAAATCATTAACTATGAAATTGAAGCTGTATTAGTCACTAAGAATGTACCTGAGACAGATCCAGTTTTAACAGCTGCACAGGCCAATTCTTTAGCCTATACCAAAGAACCAAAACGTATTGGTAAAGGGGTATTTTTTTCTGACCTCTATTCAATTTTAAAGGTTTCAGGTGTTGAACGAGTAGAACTTATTAGCCCAACTGCTGAGATCCAATTAACTAATTTTCAGGCTGCTTCATGTACGGCTATTAAACTTAGCGTGAGGAATGAATAATGAATTTACTTCCTCCAAATACCACAGCTTTTGAAAAGAAGATTGTTGAAGCTACAGAAAAAACAACAGAGTTAAATACTAACTTATCAAGCTTAATTCGTGTTGATGATGCGCCTGCAGATTTCTTATCAATTTTAGCTTGGCAGTTTTCAGTAGACCGTTGGCAAGATGATTGGCCAGATGACGTTAAACGGGCACAAATCAAAAATTCAATAAAAGTGCATACCTACAAAGGTACTAACTTTGCTCTCCGTTCAATTGTAGAAAGTTTTGGTTATTCACTAACTATTCATGAGTGGTGGCAAGAAAGCCCAATGAATGAACCAGGCACATTTCAAATCACGATTGAAACGAATGGTAGAGCACTTACAGAAAAGACATCAAAGACTTTAGTTGAGCTTCTTCAAGATGCAAAACCGTTAACTCGAGAACTAAAAGGTATCGAAATTAACGTTATTAATGTTCAAGGTGAAACAAATGTAGCCTGTGGCTGTTATGGCGGTGATGACGTAACTATCTATCCGAAAGTTGATGACCCCAATTCATTGATCTATCCAATTTTTGCTTTTTATGAGCACGAAACAACCAGTATTTATCCAAAATAGAGCGTAAAAATATGGCTGCACTTTATCACTCACTTTTTACAGAACTAGGTTTAGCTTTGCTCCGAGAATCAATTCAAAACGGAACAAAGCTGGGCATAACCCATATGTCATTTGGTGATGGAAATGGTTTACTGCCAACTCCTGATGCAACATTTACCCAAATGGTAAATGAAGTTTATCGAACTCAATTAAACCGTCTTGCACCATCTAACGAAAATGCAAACTGGCTAGAAGCTGATGGTGTTATTCCCTCGGCTGTAGGTGGTTTTAATATTCGTGAAGTCGGTTTGTGGGCTGAAGATGTCATGGTTGCTTATGCAAACTATCCGCCGACTTATAAACCGTCCGGTGACCAAGGCACAGCTCAAATAAAAACAATTCGTATTGTTCTACAAATTGATAATACAGCGAATTTCGAGTTAAAGATTGATGCAAGCGTTGTCATGGCAACGATTCAAGCCGTTGAAGATGCCAAACTTAATGTCAAGAAATATGCTGATGAAACGAAAGTTCATATTATTGAATCTATAGAAGATTTAAATACTTTGGATAAATGGGATGGTCGTACAGTCTTTGTGAAATCTTATCGCACAGGACTTGGTAAAGGTGGTGGTGATTTTACTTATGACTCAAGTCTAGCTAATGAAAATGATGGTGTCTCTATTTTTAATGGTTGGAAGCGGGATTTATCAAGTGGAATACTAACAACACATGATGCTGGATTGATCGGTGATGGCACTGACGAGAATCCCACTGTAGCACTACAAAATTTACTTAATGCTTGTAATCACGGCTTTACACTCATTATTTACGGTCAATATCTAATCACTCAACATTTACAAATCCAAAATGTAGATAACTTAAAAATTTTTGGAGTAAATGCATCTATTACCGGAGATGCGACAACCTGGAACTGGTCCATTGACATCATACCTGCTGGAACTCTTGTTCCTCGGGGAATGCTGATTGGCTTTAAATGTAACTTTCTAAATATAAGATCATTAAAAATTGTTGGTGTTGGCCAAAATAATAAGACAACTCAAAAAGTTGTTGATGCCTTTCAAGACGGTGATTCAGGTATTCAATTATTAGCTTGTGAAGCCCCTATTATTGAGAATAATGATATTAGTAATACTTTTGCGTGGGGTATTCTTTGTGAAAAAAGTAATAACGCGATTGTTCGGCATAATAAAGTTAAAGATGTTTGGCATCAATCAGGGATTAATTGTGTCGTAAATTCAACTGGTGGTACTGCCCAAGTTTATGGAAACACAGTTGAAAACTGTGCACTATACTGTATCGAATTTGAATCTTATACAGTGAATCCAACTAGTTTTATCTGCTATGACAATCGTGCTTCAGATGCATATATGGGTATCACAGTAACATCAACAAACCATGCGATGATCGGAGAAATTCACGATAATACGATTAAAAATTGTGGTGAAGGTGCAATCTGGGTTACTAAAACATATCACCCATTAAACAATATCAAAGTTTCGAATAATAATATTTACAATTGTCGCCGAGGAGTATATTTATCAGCAACTGTTTATAATGCAAGTATTCTAAACAATAGACTAAATGGGACGTATTTAGAAGATGTATATAAAATTGTTTCCCCAGATCTGTTAATTCTAAAAATTATTTCTAGTAATCAGTTTTTAATCAGAAAATATCCACTAACTGTAAGTGGTACGAATGGTACATATTACATCAATGGAACAACACCCATCACAATTGCATCTGTTTCTGACTCAACAGAAAAACTTGGTCCAACAGATACTTCAGGTGACAAATATATTGTCACTATTAATGAAAATGTTCTAACCAGTAATCATCTCTTCAAGCAACTTAAACGACTTTCTACAAATGGTTCATATAGTGAATCAGCACTAACTAGTGATGGTCCTTGTAAAGAAGTTTATTGGGTTGATAATATTGTTACATCATTCAATTACGGTATTTTAAAACAATCTGGAAATATATCTGATGTGGCATATGTAGAAGAGTTTATAAATAATAAATTTATTGATGCTAAATTTAACTCGATTTATCAGACTACGGTATTTCCAGGCGTTAAGTACAGAAACAACAAGTATAGTGGCAAATCTCCAAATCTTGCCGATGATGTTGTAAAGGGTGGTTATATTGATCTAAATGTTGGAAAAACACTTTCATTTACAACTTCACGTACAGATCCTGCAACTTCACCTCCCACAGTTAATTTCACTCATCCAGCTGCAGAAACCATTATTGGCATTTATTTGGAGCCTTTAGCAGCTTCAACAACGGGGAGAATGGCAATTGTTTTAAATGGGGTAACTCAAGTCAGTAACGTTACTGGAAGTGAAGCAAAAATTATTAGGATTCCAGCAGTTCTTGTTGCTGGTGTAAACACAATCAGTATTAGAGATACTGTAGGTGATCTTTTTTACACTGGTTTTAATATTACTTTTTTGCACCCATTTAGCCAATAAGGAGAAATTTAAGATGAAAATTTTAAGCAATCAAACGCCTGTATCTGATAATTCTCTGAGTCTTGGCATACCAACGAATAGCTGGTCAGCGATCTACTCATGGACTGATACTATTCAAACATCTGATGAAAACTTAAAACAAGATATTGAAGAAATTACTGAAGCAGAAAGACGTGTTGCTTTGGCTTGTAAAGCACTTATTCGCAAATATAAATTTAAACCGTCTTGTGACATAAAAGGTGAAGAGGCGCGGTGGCATATCGGAGTAATTGCACAACAAGTGAAAGCAGCATTTGATGCAGAAAACTTGAACGGTTTTGACTATGGAATTTTGTGTAGAGATGATTATGATGCTGTTACTGAACCTATCTTCGCAGAACGTAAAGTTAAAAAGCCTTATCGTGTAACGCAAATGACATCAACATATCAAAATGAAAATGGTGATGAACAGACTATTGTAGATGAACAACGTGTCCCAGATGATATTCCTTTTGATCATGATTTTGGAGATATTAAGGTCATTACAAAAATTGAAGAAGTAACTGAAACTTATGATACTGGTGAAACACGAATTGTCCGTGAAGCAGGATCGCGTTATGCAATTCGGTATGCTGAATTAGCAATGTTTATTTTAGCCGCCTTGTAAAAACCATTTTCACACACCAAGTAACTTACACTTTTGATTTAGTCATGCAAGCCTGTTTGTTGAATTAAAACCTCAATAAACAGGCTTTTTTATGGCTATAGATCAATACCACCACGGAATCCGTGTCCTTGAACTTAATGATGGGATTCGGCCAATCCGAACCATTGCAACTGCAATTCCGGGGTTCGTTGCAACTGCAGATGATGCAGACCCTTTAGTATTTCCAGAAAACCAAGCAGTACTAATTACAAATATACAAGCTGCAGTAGCTAAAGCCGGTAAAAACGGGACTTTAGCAAAAGCACTTCAAAATATGGCCAACCAGACCAACGCTATTTGTGTCGTGGTCCGTGTACCCACTGCAGTTGATGAAGCAGCTCAAACTGCAAACGTCGTTGGTACTGTTACCGCTGAAGGTAAATATACCGGCCTTAAAGCTTTACTTGTTGCCAAATCAAAATTAGGTGTTCAACCGCGTATTTTAGGTGCACCAGGCCTTGATACTCAGCCAGTTGCTACTGAATTAGTTATTATTGCTAAAAAGTTGCGTGCTATGGCGTATGCGTATGCATGGGGCTGTAAAACCAAAGAAGAAGCTGTGGCGTATCGTGAAGCGTTTGCTGCACGTGAGCTCATGATCATTTGGCCGAACTTTGTAGCATTTAATACGACAACTGCTCAAACAGAAACCGTACCAGCTGTAGCAGTTGCTATGGGATTACGAGCAAAAATTGATAACGAAATCGGCTGGCATAAAACTCTTTCAAACGTAGCAGTATCTGGTGTTACCGGTATTGATGCAGATGTGACATGGGACCTTCAAGATCCAGCAACTGATGCAGGTTATCTCAACAGTAATGAAGTCACCACTTTAATTCAGCATGAAGGTTTTCGTTTTTGGGGATCTCGTACTTGTTCGGATGACCCATTATTCATCTTTGAAAACTATACACGTACTGCTCAAGTCGTGGCTGACAGCATGGCTGAAGCACACATGTGGGCAAATGATTTACCTCTTCATGGATCATTAGTCACAGACATTCTTGAAGGTCAAAAGGCCAAGCTACGTGAACTCACACGTAATAAATATCTCATTGGTGGCGATGCCTGGTTCGATCCTGAAGCAAATACTTCCGATACCTTAAAGGTTGGGAAATTGGCCACTGATTACGATTACACCCCTGTCCCACCGTTAGAAGATCTGACATTCCGTCAACGTATCACTGATCGTTATCTCGCTAATTTTGCTGCATCTGTAAACGCTTAAGGAGCATAACGCATGGCTTTACCTCCAAAATTAAAAAATATGAACTTCTTTAATGAAGGTAATAGCTACTTGGGCAAAGTTAAAACTGTAACTTTACCCAAGTTAGCCCGTAAAACTGAAGACTACCGTGGCGGTGGTATGAACGGGACCGTAAAAGTCGATTTAGGCATGTCCGATGATGGCTTAGTACTTGAGTCAACTTATGGTGGTCTAGATCTTTTGACACTCCGTCAATTTGGTATGGAAAAAATTGACGGTGTTTATCTCCGTTTTGCTGGCGCATACCAGCGCGATGATGATGGCGAATATGATGCCATCGAAGTGGTTGTTAAAGGCCGTCATGAAGAAATTGATGGCGGTGAATCAACACCTGGTGAAGATACAGAACATAAAGTTGTGACGAACTGTGTTTACTACAAGCTGACGGTGAATGGTGTTGTTGAAGTCGAAATTGACATTCTTGGCATGAAAGAAATGATCGGTGGCGTAGATCGTCTTGAAAAACAACGCAACATCTTAGGCATTTTATAAGTTTCCTTCCCTTCTGTAGTCCAGTACTGCAGAAGGTTTTTTATTTAACTTTTAGGATATTTCCACATGAATCAAATTGATCAAGCGATTAACCAGGAACAAATTAAAAACCCGAATGAAGAAGTGGTGACTTTAGAAGAACCAATCCGTATGGGTGAACAGATGATTACTCAGGTCACAATTCGTAAACCGGGTGTAAAGGCATTAAGTGGTACCAGTCTCCAGGCTATTTACCAGCATGACGTAGATGCACTTTGTAAAGTCCTTCCACGTGTTACTTCCCCAGCACTGACACCTCAGCAGATCTACCAAATGGACCCTGTAGATTTTGCCAATTTAGGAGGGCATTTGGTCACTTTTTTGTACCCGAAAGCCTTACAGAAGGAAATCAAGGCTCAGACAGCCTAGAGCTGGTCGATGATGTAGATGAGGCAATAGCTAATATTGCCGTCATCTTTCACTGGCCACCAAGTACCTACGATGAAATGGATATTGTTGAATTGAGCAAATGGCATCGTAGAGCTCTCTTAAGAAATCAAACTAACTAATTAGAGTCCACCAATGGCAGATTTAAAATTAGAAGTCCTATTTAATGCAGTTGATAAATTATCTGGCCCTATAAAAACAATCGTTGGTGGCTCTAAAACCTTATCAGATACCTTTAAAAAGACTTCATCTGAACTGAAGGCACTAGAAGCCCAGCAACGCAAAATTTCAGGCTTCAGGCAGCTTAAAGAACAATCTGAAAAAACTACACAGGCCATTGAACAGAATAAGGAAACACTTAAACAGCTCAAAACAGCCATGAATATTGGTGCCCCTACTGAGCAGATGGTTAAGGATTTAGCACGTGCTGAAGCTGCACAAAAACGCCTGAAAGCGGCTCAGAAAAATCAAGGTACTGAAATGACGGCTTTAGTCCGTGAACTTAATCAGGCTGGTATTAGTGTTGACAACCTGGCTGATGATGAATCAGAGCTGAAGAATAAAATCCATCTCACGACGATGGAAATTAACAAACAAAAGGAATCTTTAGAACGTCACCAGAAAGCTCAAAAGCAGTATGAGCAAATGCAAGGACGTATGGCCAAAGCATCGGATCTGGCCAAGAAAGGTTTAGCAATCGGTGCCGTTGGAGCTGCTGGTATTGGTTATACCATGAAGCAATATGAAGACGCTGAAGATGCTGCAATGGGACTAAGAGTGTCCATGATGCAGGCTAATGGCCAAGTATCTAAAGAATATGCTCAGATTAATAAACTGGCTAATGGTCTAGGTACCAAATTACCAGGAACAACTGCTGATTTCCAAAACATGATGGCAGTGCTAATACAACAAGGCATTTCAGCAAAAGCAATTCTGGGAGGTGTTGGCGAAGCTGCTGGTTATCTTGGTGTTCAAATGAAAATGCCATTTGCAGATGCTGCCGAATTTGCAGCAAAAATGCAGGATGCTACCAAAACCACTGAAAAAGATATGCTGGGTTTAATGGATGTAATCCAGCGTAGTTATTACCTTGGTGTTGATAGCGGAAATATGCTGCAAGGCTTTGCCAAAATTTCGGCTGGTATGAAAACCATTAAGGCTGAAGGTCTGGAAGGCGCTAAGGCTATTGCCCCGCTTTTAATCATGGCAGATCAAGCTGCTATGGCTGGGGAAGCTGCAGGGAATGCTTACAGCAAAATTTTTAAATCTATGATGGATTCTAAAGGTATAGCTAAAGCATTAAAAGATAGTGGAACCGGTATTCAAATGAACTTTACCGATGGTAAAGGAGAATTTGGTGGACTGGATAAAATGTTCAAGCAACTTGAAAAACTTAAAGGTCTATCAACTGAAGCACGGTTACCTATCCTTTCAGATATGTTTGGTAATGACGCCGAGACTATTCAAGCATTAAACCTTCTGATTGATAAAGGACAAGCTGGTTATAACGAAGTTGTGGCCAAAATGCAGAAACAGGCAGATTTACAAACTCGTGTAAATGCTCAATTGGGAACTCTCAAAAACTTGAAGGATGCGGCTGGGGGAACATTTACCAGTATGCTGGCGCTGTTTGGTGAGCAGCTGGCACCTCAATTTAAAAAGCTTATTACCGGGTTCACTAATGTCACAGAAAATGTAACGACTTGGGCGCAAAAGAATCCTGAACTTGCCAATACAATTGCAAAAGTAGTTGCTGGAGGCATTTTGCTTGTTGGTGGTTTATCTGCCCTTTCACTTGGTCTAATTACTGTATTTGGACCAATGATGTTGGTGACCAAAGGAATTGGAATGATTGGGGGAGGTTTTAGCCTATTAGCTGGAGGATTCCCAAAACTGTTCACTTTGGCAAAATTTGCTGGTACTGGCTTATTCTGGATTGGTAAGTCACTTTTATTCGTTGGTCAACAAGCCTTAATAGCAATGGGGCGATTGTACCTATTAGCAATTAGGGGCATAGGTATGCTAGCCCAAGGAATTATTATGGGAGCGGTAAGAGGTGCATCTTTACTTGGTCAATCATTACTATTCTTAGGAAGAACTGCTTTAATTGCTGGCCGTTTCATGCTGGCCAATCCAATCATATTAGTTGCAATGGCAATAGCTGGAGCTGCTTATCTCATCTATAAGAATTGGGAGCCTATCAAAGGGTTCTTTGTGGGCATTTGGAACACAGTTAAAACTGCCTTTAATGGCGGGATTAAAGGCGTATCTGCCTTAATTATTAACTGGTCCCCTATTGGGCTTTTCTATGCTGCCTTTGCAAAAGTTTTGTCCTGGTTCGGTGTAGATCTACCAGCAAAGTTCACTGGCTTTGGCGCAATGATCCTAACCGGCTTAAAAAACGGGATTATGTCAAAAATCGGTGAGGTCAAAACCGCTCTCTCCAGTGCCGTAACCGGTGTTATTGAAAAAGCCCGAAATCTTCTAGGAATCCATTCCCCTTCTCGTGTGTTTATGGGCATTGGTGATTACACAATGCAGGGCATGGCCTTAGGCATTTCACAGAACCATAACTTACCTGTTAGAGCTACTCAGCAAGCTACGCAAAATGTAATTGGTACCGGTACTACTGCAAAGGTTACACCAGTGACACCGATCCGGGCACAACGCGGTGGCAGCTACATTAGTAACGACACAATTCAAATCACCATTAAAGCAGAGCATGGACAACCTGTACGTGAAACGGCACGTGCATTACGAGCTGAAATGGTACGTCTACAACAAGAAGAACGCGATGCTCGTCGTAGATTCTTAACTGATACGGAGTAGACAAAATGATGATGGCTTTAGGGTTGTTCGTATTTTCATTACGAACAGCTGCATATCAAGAACTGCAACGTGTAACTAATTGGAGGCATCCAAGCAATAGTCGGGTAAGTTCTACCCCAGCTTATCAGTTCACGGGAAAAGGTGAAGATACCATTACCCTGAAGGGGGAAATCTACTACGAAATTACAAATAACCGAGTTGTACTAGATCAAGTCCGTCGTATGGCTGATACTGGCATGGCCTACACCTTAATTGAAGGTACCGGCAAGATTTACGGCCTAGTTATTATTGAAAATATGGAAGAGACAAAAACCTATTTCTTTAAAGATGGTGCCGCACGTAAAACCGAATTTAGCCTGACACTAAAAATCGTTAAGGAATGGAAACCGACGCTACTCGGCACACTCATCGGCATGGCTGGTGGTGCGGTAAACAGGTTGATATAAATGCTTAATCAGATCACAAACAAACTAAGTGGAGCAGCTGATTCATATCAGGCTGAAACTGAATATCCATTTCCTATATATCGCCTAGAAGTAGATGGTAATGACATCTCCCCTCTTGTTGTCGACCGTTTAATTTCACTCAGTATTAAAGACAATCGTGGCTTAGTTGTGGACTCAGTGGATATTGAGCTTGATGATTCAGATGGACAATTAGAAATCCCACCTGAAGGAGCAATTATTCAGGTGTGGATTGGCTGGTCTAATACAGGCTTGGTCGACAAAGGGAAATACAAAGTTGAATCTGTCACTCATCGCGGTGCACCAGATGTATTAAGTATTTCAGCATTCAGTAATGACGTATCTGAAGGTTTAAAACAAAAGCGTGAACGTAGCTTTAGTAATAAAACAATTCAGGTGATTTTTGAAACCGTTGGTGCTGAATATGCGCTTAAAACAATTGTTCATGACACACTGGCCAACCGGGTAATTTCATACATTGCTCAGAACGAAAGTGATGCCAATCTGATTACCCGGATTGCAGACGAACATGATGCTATTGCTACGGTAAAAAATGGCCACTTAATTTTATTGCCACGTGGAGCCAGTCAAACGGCTTCCGGATTGCCCCTTCCTACCGTCCAAATTTTTCGATCAGATGGTGATGGCCACAATTACACAACTGGCACCGGTACTGACCGAATTACAGGCGTTAAAGCGTTCTATTACGATGCTGGTAAATCTAAAAAGCTATATGTAGTGATTGGTGACAATGAGGAAAATTTAAAAGAGATCCGTTACGTCCACCGCGACAAAAAAACAGCTGAACTTGCTTGCCAGGCTGAATTCAACCGTTGCAAACGTTCTTCACAAAAATTGTCGTATACCTTTGCCTTTGGCCAGCCTGAAATTATCCCGGAACAAGAGTTTGTATTCACTGGTTTAAAACCACAAATCGATGACATTGTATGGCTCGGTACGAACGTTACTCACAATTTTACTGATAGCGGATTTACTACAAGTGTTGAGCTAGAGGTACAGCTGCCAAATACAGATGATGTTTCAACTCTTTTTGAGCCTGATAAAGAGGGAGATGAAGAAATAAGAAAACAAAATAAAAAACGGACTGGTCGCAATTATGCTGACTACTCCGGAGTAATCGTTTTTTATCGTGAGAATGGTAAAGATCAGAAACTTACTTCGGGTGATCAAAGCAATCCTTTAAAGCTCATCAGAATATATAAAACTAAAAAGACAGCGGCCATTGCTTTAAAGAGGGAACAAGCCCGAATAGATAAAGCCAAAAAGGGCAAATAAAAAAAAATCCTTGCTTGGGGAAAGCAAGGACTAAAAAATAATTAATTTTCGATACAAATTATTATAAATCACTATTTATGGTGATTTAGTTATAAAATCGTAAATAATTAACCAATAGGTAACGAAATGGCACGACCTCGTTCACGTTATAAATGCCCTCACTGCGGTGAACCCTTTTCAATCCGTTCAAGTACTGAACTTAATCCATTACTCCGTTCATTTCAGGGACAGTGTCAAAACTTAGAGTGTGGCTTTACCGCTCAAGGATTTTTTGAATTAAAGATCCAGCTTTCCCCTCCAGCCCATCCTAATCCTGAAATTAATCTACCTACTCCGGACCGTACTTGGAAAATGGAGCACGCATGACAGATAAAATCGATATAGCCCAAGAACTACAACTTAGACAGGTTCAAATTCAACCTAAAGACTTTAGCCGCCCTTCTCTTACAGAATGTGAAGAATGCGGAAATGATATTCCTATTGAACGTCAGCGCTATGGTTCTGTAACCCTTTGTGTGGAATGTAAAAATACACAAGAAAAACTTTCAAAAAGGTACTTTTAAATGACAAATTTCCTAATCTTTTTCATCGTTATTCTTGTTTTTGCCCTCATTATTTTTTGGATGATGTTGGATTATCAATTTACTCGATACATCCGAGAAATGAAGGCTTTTTATAAGGAAGAAGATCTCCAAAACAAAAGCCAGCTCAAGTTAAATCAGCAGGTCCATCATGGGAGCCATAAATGCAGCTATACCCAATCTTAGTCGGCATGATCATGGGCATTATTTTAAGTAGCTCTATGTTCTTATATCTTGTCGCGTAACGCCAAGCCCCTTCAATGGGGCTTAAGTATTGTATTAAATGCTTTGAAAGAAAAGAATCAATGTATAGGCAGCTAAAGCGATACAAACAATAATTGATATATAGATATAAGAAGAAATTTTCTCAAATCTTTTATCAACATCACTTTTAATAATTATTATTTGATCCTTTTCACCCTCGAACTTAAGCGCTAGTTCATCAAAAATATCAGAATATTCTTCTTTCATCTGTATAAGTGTACTACGCTGACTCCAAATATTCAGAATCATAATAAACACCATTGATAAAACTGTTATTAATACAAAAAAGTTTTTAGTAAAAAGGAAATTACTGACATCCTTAATAGGTACTATTTGAGCCGTCGCAAACCAAATACCTGCTGGTATTGCAAACATTTTTGTAGCAACCGAATCAAAGGTATCATTTAATTTTTTTATATATTCAGTTTTCTTTTCATTATATTCTTTTCTGACTTTATCAAAAGTATAGTCTTCAACATAACTTTGATAGCTATGGTTAATATGGGTAATTAAAGGATTAATATTTCTTATTAAATAACTAAATCTGTCTTCCTCATTTTGGTCTTTAATGAATGAAGTAACTTCTTTGCATATCAAGTTGATAATTGCAGCTCTATGCATGTCTTCTCTTTTAAATTTTTCTAAACTTTTTACATCAATTTCATAATTTAAATCTTCTTCACAAGCTTTTATTTTAAACTTATAACTACGATTATAAAAAATACTATCCTTATCACTATTTGACTCTTCAGATAAATACTTTAAAAAAGAATATAGCTCACCTAAAGCAAGGTAGTTTTTGAACTTGATATCAGGTGAGCCAATATCTAAATAAACTTTATCCGAAGTTAAAAAAATATTTATTATAGGATTCTTTATATTTTTATCATATTGAAGAATTGTATCCCAATCTTCGCAAATAATAAAATTATCACTCAGGTTAATATTATTTTTATTTAACCTAACTTCAAAAATATATTTACTATTAAAATATTTCTCATTAATTTTATTTAAAATTATACCTGATCCCATTTGAAGACCATTAACTTTCACATTTAAGCTACCATCTGCTAAAGAAAATGAATTTAAAGTCTTTAGACGGTCTACTAATGATGCATCAAGTTGCATCCAGCTCACAAAATAGTCGTGACTATCTTGTCTGTCGGTCATCGACAGAAAAATATCACGATAAATTTGTGCTGGATTAATTGTCATAGCTATTCATCTTGTTCGCTTTCTGCTGAAGCAGCTCTAAGCTCTGCTATTAAATTATCAGACAGCAAAGAACTGTCGATCTTAAGTATATCATCTTCAAATTTGATTTGATTGTGTAATAGATTTCTTGCAAATGTAATAGAAAGATTTTTACGTGTACTGCTGAATTTTTTAAACCCTTTTAACTCAGTAGTACTAATTTGCAAAATACCTGAAAGATTATGCCCTTCACTTGCATACTCAAAAAATTCTTCACTCTTATCAGGAAAAACTCGCTTCGATATATTCTCGAGAACAATATCATCCCCTTTATCCAGACATTCATTTATATATGCGTATGCACTTGAGAGGCACTCATCTACAACTTCTTGGGGAAGTTGCAGTTTTCTAGATGCAAAGGTTTCAATCGCATCTCTTAATTTTTTGGTTTCTTCTGTAGCAGCCTGTTTATCGACTTCACATCCAATAAATTTCTGGAAATAGTCTGTTACATTATCTGATTGACCATTTTTAAAACGGATATACCTATCAGATATATCAGAACTCCACTCTGTAATATTGATTGTTGCCCCTAAATGTAATTTCTCTAAATCAAGAATTTCTTTAGCAATAAAATCAAGATTAATATCAATATCTGTCGCAGTTGATCTATTAATTACAGCAACAGCTAACTTGGTATGCTCATCTCCTTTAAATTCAAAAAATACTAGAAAACCTCCTGAAATATTTTTATTAGCTTCTAGATATTTTTGGAAATAACCTGCAAGCTTTCCTGTCATTGCGACAAAATCAAGACACTTTTCACCGTCATAAAAGTCATCAAGATTCTGTTCAAAAGCAGGTTTCTTATCTGTATCATCCTTAATGGAAAATTGACCAACCATTAAACTGGACTTGGAAAAAAGCTTTAGTAAGCCAGCAGATAATTCAGGGTTTAAAGTTGTTAAATCATTTTCTTTATCTTTAATTTGAACAATCAGTTTATCTGTAACTTTTTTATCAACTTTTACACGTCGAATTTCATGAACAATAATATGTTGTATAGACATCCCACCCCACCCTTATTTAAAAATTCTTATGAAAGTAAAATTGCTTATATAGTATCCAAGATACTATTGATAATCTATATTTTTATTAATTTTTAAGGCTTTATACCGTTACTTGATAAAATTGTTTATCAAATAAAAAATGCGCTTGTTGGACATTTAAAGTTTAATTTTTATGAATCTTAATCATACAAAGGCTAGAAATACATTTACTATCTGAGATCAAATGCCCGTTAACACTGTATTCATTATGTTCACCTTGTAAATCAACCTTATATATAAAGTAACCAACTTCATCCCCAAGCGTTGCCATACCCAAACGCACAGCCTTATCTAAACTGGCTTTATCATGTTGATACCAAGCAATCAAAATATAGTTTTCACTAAATTCCAATTGTGTCTGAATACCCTCAAATTGATAAATTTTCTTAACAGCATCACGGCTGTCTGTACTATCAATCATTTTTACAGGCTGGAGATCTGCTGCTTTTATAATATTTTCAGCACTCCCTACACCAACTTGAGCAACCTTTGGCAAAGTAATTTCTTGTTCATTCGAACAAGCAGTAAGCCCCAAAATAAGGATACTAACCAAAATCTTAAATATATTCATTAAGCTATCCACCACAAACATTTTCACATGGAATACCATCACCATCCCGATCTAACCTACGATTACCGCATTTCAATGCAGCTTTTGCCTGAGCACAACTCACCATTTCTTTACAATATCTAGGCACAGATCCACATTTTAAACTGCCTTGAGGAGTAGAAGTACTTTGCTTTATGATTCTCGTACCATTATTCGCTGTTCTACTTTTTGGTAAGGATGGATCAGCTATAGGCTCATCATAAGTGAAAGGATTATTTATTGTTCGTTGTTGAGTTTGTTCATTATATAAATCCCTAGCTTCTTCAGCCGTCATAGGCACTCTTTGTGAAGTCTGTTCAACTTTTGGGTCTGGTGGAACAGTAAAATATGGCTCGCTATAAATACAACCAGAAAGTAAAGTAACGAACCCCAATAAGATAAGAAATAAATTTCGGCTATTATTTTTCATTTGATTAACTTATTAGAACTACCCCTTAGTACATTTTTTCTTTGAAGCACTCAATGTCCCATTTTTACACATAAATTTACCATCAGCAGTACAAGCTTTAACCCCACCTTTTTTGCCAGAACAAGGCTCACGCCCTTGCCACTTTGCATTTGCTAATGAAACAAAACACATCGAAATCATTAAAATAGATAAAAAACGTTTTAACATTTAACTCACTCCACATAATTTTTATAAAGTCTTGACGTTTCAATAGTATCTAAGATACTCTAATTTCACCATAGCAAAATCTATGGTCAGGCGTAGGAACCTGAAATATTTTTCAAAAGGACGCAAAAAGTCCATCTATGGGCTATTTTTTTGCGTAAAATTCAGTTTTGCTGCTTTTTGGCAGGCTGGGCAGGGCAGTCATTTGACTGGCCGTTTACCTTTTGGACGGTATTTCCTACCCCTGTTCAGTCTGTCACCATTACCGTAGGAAGTGATGGTGTCAGGTTTAAAACTTGTCAAAAGGAATCAGCAAATGAAAACATTTACTGCTACGCGTTCGCACACTCAAAATAATGTAAAAGAGCACTCCCCTATTTATGACTTGGCTGCTTATCAACAGCGTCAGCGTCAATTCAAACGTCAAAAACTCATCAAAAACATATTCGATGTTGCAATTGTCATAAGTATTGCGGGCTTTACCTTCTCAACTTTGTTTTGGGGAGCCTAAGCCATGAATAAATTTTTTGCGCGCCTTTTGCACACCTTTTGTGCGCCTTTGTTTTCACTTCAAGCCCTGTATCATTTCTCTCAATCTAACAAATTGGGAGTACAGCCATGAACACAGTCACTTATGTTGAAGATGCTGTATTTATTCAAAACGACCAAGTTAAAACTTCTAGCCTTAAAGTGGCCGAGCTTTTTGGCAAACAACATAAAAATGTCTTACAAAAGTTAGAATCTCTAGATTGTTCTTCAGAATTTAACGGGCTGAATTTTCAGCTCGTTGAATATTTAGACAGTAAGAGTGAATCTCGCCCAATGTATGAAATGACCAAAGATGGTTTTATTTTCTTGGTCATGGGCTTTACTGGCGCTGCTGCTGCAAAAATCAAAGAAGCCTACATCAACACCTTTAACCAAATGGCAGCCATTCTGTATAACAACGACGCCAGTCACCAACAGATCCATGAAGGCGCTGTAGTACAACTCAAATCGGGTGGCCCACTCTATACCATTAGCAAAATTTTCTATGACCAAAATGGTTTTATGCAAAATGCTGAAGTCATTTGGCATAACAAAGCCAACCTTTGCCGTGAAGTCTTACCCATTAACTGCCTAACGCTTGAATCCAAAAACCTCATTCAGCACAAAACACTGGATGACTTTTGGACGACACTACAAAACTTTGGCATTGGTAAACTCAACCACAGTCGTAACCCAAATATCTTGGCACTCAACCTTTTACAGGTTTACCAGTGCACTGAGGGCTTACCACCAAAAAATCAATTGTCTGCAATCCTGATGCACAGCAGAAGTCCTTATCCGATTTATATGCAGCACAATCATGCAGTCAGCAGTGTCATGACCAATAAAACGGTAAAATGCTGGATATTTGATACCAGGCAGCATCACGTCCTAGAACACAAGCATTAATCCCTTTTGCCTAGATATTCTCCATCTAGGCAACCCAAGCTTGGACGCCACCAGTTTATTGAATAGAAATCTGTACTCTTACAAAGAGTTAGGACTTTAAAACATGAAATCAACAATTGATATAAACGTAACTTCAAACATGACAGCAGAGCAAAAGTTGGAACAGGTTCAATACCCAATCGAAAATCTAAAACATGCACTTTCTGCTTTGAATAAAATTAGTGAAGAACTCTCAACAGATGAACACACTGCCTTGTTCAATCTGATTCACCAACAGATCTGTCAAATTGATCATGCAATCAAATAGAGAACGCCCGGCTTAGGTCGGGTTTCCCAATCCATTTTCATCAAATACCTTTTTCCAACTATCACTTTTAAAGTGAGATTCTTTATGAAATTTCAAAGCAAAATCACGATAAAATCCATAATGAAATTTATTAAATAAGCCACTGTTTTCTAGTGAATTATTTAATTCCTCAAATATAGATGCAAACCAAAATAAAACGATCTGTTCTTCCTGAAGCATTGTATTTCTAAGTACACTCTTAAGGTTTTCTTTAATTTTTTCATCAACATCTGCATTGTTGATTAATCGAATTAAATCTCCATAAATATAAAAATATGAAATTAACTGGGATACCTCTTCTTCAAAGAGATTTTTCATAAGATTTTCGAAATGATTGAGTCTAATAGCTGGCTTAGAATACTTCTCTCGAGAATGTATGGTTTTTTTAAATTTATTGGCAATCAAGCTCAATGCCTCCATTGCGTTAACATCTCTCGTCCACTTGCCATGTTCTTTTGCTTGAGTTTCATTATTCTTAGCTTGAAATTTCATTTGATAAAGCATTTCATTTTTGAAAGTCATTAGTGAATAAAACTGATTCGAGAGAGCTACATTTTTAGCTTCAGCTAATTGACTTGCTGTAGCTTCTCTTGTCTCTTTTAGTGAAGTTACTTGCAGCCAAGTTGAAAAAGCTACCGCACATAGAGCAATAGAAGAAATAAGCGTATTTAAACTTCCATAGATATCACCAAAAGGGCCAAAATCCTTAAAATCATCTGGAAGTTTATATGCTTCTATTAAAAGCTTAAAAATAAAAGGGAACCCTACCCATAAACAAATAATAGATAGGATCCCCACTCCCCATATCAAGTATTTTTGTAAGTTAGTTAATTTCATTTTTTAATATTTTATTTAAATTGATTAGCGTAAGTTTCAACAATAGAAACCAAACCAGGGCGCATTTCTTCACGTGTTTGACGATACAGTTGAATAAGCTTTGATTCATTTTCTTCAAGGTCAGAAGTATTCACGTCAATTGTTCCCCAAAGAATATAAGGAATGTTAAACCCATGATCCTCAAGCAAATCTAATTGGTCAGTATCTAGAGCAGCATTATGCTTTTCATAACGTACAACGGAGTTCTTTTTAACGTTTAAGATCTCGGCCAACTCATCTTGTGTACCAATGCCCAAGCGCTTACGTTCTTCTTTTAAACGTTCACCACGATTAGAAAAATCACTATTTTTCATACTTTTTCCTTAAAAGCACTTGTAAATCACCATAAATAGTACTAAATTTAATAACACTAAGTATCTAAGTACGATTTATGGTGATTTTCGCATGACTACATCAAATGTTCAAACTAAACCTAAACACACTAAGCTTACTCAAGTCCGTTGGACCGAGAAGCAGTTAAAAGTCCTCAAGAAAATTGCGTATGAAAAGGACACAAAAGTTGCCATCTACATCCGTGATTTTATGGTGAAACATCACCCCGAGTTACAAGAACCGCGCAAAGACGAGCAATTGTAATCAAAGCCAATTCGCAATGCTTACAAAGCTACAAACTCAAACAAAATATTCACATTCTCAAACAGTTACCAATAATCACGTGTGGTTTTAAATGTCAGTATTACAAAGACGCATTGATGACAGACTCAACCAGTTATTCAACTTTAAAAAGGTTGGCGACTGGTACCGTGAAGGTCTATGTCCTCAATGTGGGAAAAAGGAACTCTTTACCCATGCTGAAACACCACGTGTAGTTAAATGTGGTCGTTTAAACAAATGTGGCTATGAAGAGCACGTAAAGGAAATCTGTGATGACCTTTTTAAAGACTGGTCTAAAGATTTCCCGCGCACCCCAGAAAACCCTCATGCAGCAGCTGATGCTTATTTAGTAAATGCCCGTGGTTTTGACGTTTCAAAACTAAAAGGTACCTACACCCAAGAGCTTTTCAGAAACGATCGTAAATATCCTGACCTAGTTACAGCGACCATTCGTTTTAAACTTGCTGAAGGCGTTTACTGGGAACGGTTTATAGATCGTCCTGAACGCTTTGGCCGTCAAAAAGCTAACTTTATGGGGGACTATAAAGGACTAGCTTGGTCACTAGATGATTTAGACAAGCTCTGCAATGCCCAATCGATTTGGGTCACTGAAGGCATCTTTAACGCAATTGCCCTATCCCTTTCTGGACAGCCTTCTATAGCCACCATGTCTACAGAAAACTATCCAGAAAAAATGCTGAAGCAAATTGCCGACCGCTGCCATGAGTTAAACCGTCAAAAGCCACGCATTCGTTGGGCATTTGATAATGACAAAGCCGGTAAAAAGTCTATCCGTAAGTTCCATTTAAGAGCAGTTCAAAACCATTGGGACTCGACTGCAGCCCTTCCACCTTCAGGTGGTTTGGACTGGAACGATCTTTACATGCGTGACCAGCTGCACAGTGAAAACCGTAAGACCTATAAGCATTACGGAGAGCTGCACATTGCAGAAACTCCGGAGCAAGCTGGCCTACTCATCTACAACTTCAATGACGGTCGACGTAGAACGTTTTATTTCAATCATAACTATCGGTTGTATTGGTTCAATTTAGACATGGACAAATACAGCAAAGAACTCGAACGCATTGAAGCAGATCCAGATCGAGACTTCTTGCTCGATAGCCAAAAACGTGAACTCGCCCTTCAGCAGTGTTCGGCTGTTTCAGAAATATGTAATCGCCAGCTCACGCCTCTTTACTTCCAACGAAACGAAATTACAGATGAGTCCTGGTATTACTTCCAGATCTCTACTCCAGATGACGAAATGAAAGCGACTTTTACGGCAGACCATATCTCTGCACCGGGTAAATTTGGCCCTCGTTTACTGTCTGTGCACGTAGGGGCTTGGTGGACGGGCAATAACCATCAACTTTTAACGTTTATGAAGCAAAACACCGAAAGATTACGAGAAGTGAAAACAATCGATTTTATGGGTTACATCAAAGAATATGGAGCCTACATATTTGAAAAACATGCTGTGTATAAGGGTAACGTTATCCACATTAATGATCATGATTTCTACAAACTGGGTCGCCTAGAGCTAAAAACATTGGCTGGTAGCCCATCTATTAAACTCAACCCTAAAAAAGAGTTCAAACCGACTTGGTGGAAAGACTTTTACCGTGTACGTGGTGCAAAAGGTTTAATCGCCCTGGCATGGTGGACTGGTTCATACTTTGCAGAGCAAATCCGCGCAATGCATAGCTCATTTCCATTTATTGAAATCGTAGGTGAAGCTGGTGCAGGTAAATCACGCCTAATAGAGTTTATGTGGAAGCTTTCAGGCCGTGCAGACTACGAAGGCTTTGATGCAAACAAATCTACTAACGTAGCGATTTACCGTAACTTCGCCCAAATCTCTAATTTGCCTGTGGTACTCATCGAGGGTGACCGTAACGACCAAAACGGTAATGCAGTCGCTAAAGCCAAGTTTAGTTGGGATGAACTTAAAGATGCCTACAATGGCCGCGCAATCCGCTCTAAAGGCTTAAAAACAGCAGGAAATGAAACATATGAACCACCTTTCCGTGGTGCCATCATGATTTCTCAAAACACACAAATTCAGGCGTCTGAAGCGATTCTGACACGTACTTTACACATCTACTTCGACCGCAAAGGCCAATCTTTAGAAACTAAACGAATTGTCGATGAACTCGACCGTTTAGATATCGAAGATACGTGCACCTACATGACACATTGCCTAGTCAATGAAAAAGAGATTTTAGAAACCTATGCACGAAAGCTCGAGGAGCTTGAAACCGAGTTCCATAACAATGGCATTACACATACACGTATTGCGCTTTGCCATGCACAAGTTTCGGCTCTAGTCGATGCTTTAGCCAAACATGTTCTACAAGACGTTATCGATATAGATGAAGTCGTAGCAGCTAAAGAAATGTTGCTTGCGATGGCCGAAGAACGAGTAAACCAACTCAATGGCGACCACCCTCTTGTTGAGCAATTTTGGGATGCATACGAATACCTCAACAGTAGCCGTAGCCCTGCTTTTAGTCTTAACCATTACGAAGCAGATGCTCAACAGGTAGCCATAAATCTCAACGAGGTTTACAAGGTCTCAGCGCGAAATTACCAGGTACTTCCCGACATCAAAGAAATGAAAAACTTATTACGTAACAGCCGTCGCTATAAGTTCATCGAAATGAATAAAACAGTACGGTCAAACAAATATCCAGCCGATGAAGTAAAGAATGTTACTGGTGAAGACTCAAACAACCTAGATCGTTCTCACACAGTGAAATGCTGGATCTTTACTAACCCTAGCTATGGAGCACCACAAGCATGACTTTAGAAGAATTAAACCCTAATGCTTTACCGTTTGTAGATGAAGAAGAAAATGACCTACGTGTTGTTACTCCAAAACATCCGATAGCACACGAAGCCTATGCAGCAGTTAAAGCCATGCGATGTGAGTTTGTCAGAATCATTGCTTCAAGCTACCAGAAATCACCTTCAGAAACGGGTTACTTCATTTCTGGCATATTCCCAAGCGATGCTGACCGAGGCTTAAACCGTGAAGAATGGATTTCAACTTTTGAGAGTTTAAAGGGGTAAATATATGGATGTAGAGGTCTTATTAGAAAAAGTACTTCATAAAATTTTAAAGCAGATCGAAGCTAAACCAATCATTCCTATTGAGTGTCAATTATGGGATGAACAAGACATCGCTAGTTATTTTAAATACTCGCTGGACTATACAAAGCGCCATATTATTAGCAACGCAAACTTTCCACCAAGCCGTGAGTTACCTACCTCAGCAACTGGAGATAGAACAGTTCCAAGGTGGAAAGCTACTGATGTGATTAGCTTCGGAATGGCTTTTGATAAAACAGTAACTCGATACTAAATACTTAAAAAATATTCAGATGTAGGGAGGTGAAGACACCTCCTAGTAACAATATCAACTCATCTTGACTAGAAATATTTACTAAGTCACTATTCTATAAGACTTAATAACTTATAAGAATCAACAGTAATGACATATCAAATATATCAATGGGATGATATCAAAGATCAATTTGTGGAAGGTACTCTTCTGATTGGAAATGGAGCGAGTGTCGCTTTGGATCCTCAATTCTCTTATACATCTTTAAAGGAGTATGCAGAACATAACGATAAACTAGATGCAGATATTTTAAAATTATTCCGTGAGTTTGATACTAATGATTTTGAGTACATTCTTAGACTAGTTTGGCATGCTTCGATTATTAATAATAAATTAAAAATTGAAGATGATAGAACACAAAAAGCATATGAAAATATTAGAGATGCACTAATACACTCAGTAAGGGCAATACATTCAGATTATGATCAAATAAAAGAAAATCTTCCAAATCTATATGAATTTACAAAAAAATTTAAGAAAATTATTTCACTAAATTATGATTTGATTCTTTATTGGATCATGATGCACGGTAATGATCAGAGAGATGGTCATAAATTTAAAGATTGTTTTAAAGATGGGATTTTCCAAATGGATTGGCGTAAATTTGGTCATCCAATATGGGGAGAAAGAGATGTGACATTAGTCTTTTATCCTCACGGTAGTCTTAGTTTAGCCAGAGATATTTATGATGAAGAATATAAAATTTCAACTAACGGCTCTAACCTTCTCGAAAGCATTTTAAATACTTGGCAAAGTGGTAATGCGGTACCACTTTTTATTAGTGAAGGAACTGCAGAAAAAAAATTAAATTCAATATTATCGAGCAGATATCTTAGAACAGTATATGATGAAGTATTGTCTTCAATATTTCTTTCTCTGAGTAGTAAAAATAACTTAGTTATCTACGGATGGGCATTAGGTGAGCATGATATACATATTCTGAAAAGAATTTTATGTGGAAGACATCATCCCCGCCAAGCAAATAAACCTAATAATAAGATTGCTATATCTTTATACAAACCAACTCAAGATGATTGTTTTAGAATTGAGCAAACTATTAAAAAAATTTTAAACGTCAGTGAATTAAATCTTGAACTTTATTTCTTCGATTCTGCAAGTTCTGGCTGCTGGAATAATCCTACAACTCCGCCAGAAAATCCGTAACTCGAAAATATCTCAAATAGGAAAACTATTATAGACGCTAATTTAAGCAAAAAATCAGATAATCTAAGCAAATATACGCCACCAAAAAGGTGGCTTTATCATGCCAATAAACGATTCAAGCCAGTGGATTGATTTAACTCCTCCAGAATTTCATCATTAGTAGGATTGTAATAGATCAATGCTTGCTTAGGATCCTTCCAGCCAAAAATCTTACATAAGGTCAGCGCATTTTTAATGCGTTTGGCCATAAGAGATGCTGCCTCATGGCGTGAGTCGTGGAAAGTTAAATCAGCATTTTCTAACCCTGCTTTTTTTCTCGCTTTTCTAAACAATGCATCACGTGATGAATCTGACACAGTAAATACTTTTGGGCTTCCCTTTCGGTTAATTTTTAAGGCCAACGTCCACAGCTGTAGTGCAAAATCATCTAAAGGTACTTTTCTAGCCATCCCATTTTTCGTTTTATCTAACTGGACATAGCGTTTAGACAAAAAAACATGCTCAGGTAATCGGTTTACTATCTCTCCGGATCTCATTCCCGTAGCCATAGCAATGAGCCAAATCAGCCCTACCTCCTGCATTTTCGTAACTGGGACAGTTCCAGGTTTATATTTTAGGGCTGTTAATATAGCTTGTAGCTCTTCTACTTCTGTCCGGCGTTCACGGTGCGCTGGCTTTTTAGGCTTCCGAATATTCTCTACAGGGTTTATTTCTATCCACCCTTTATCTTTCCGGCACCAGTTAAAGAAAGCAGACAACGTTGAATAATCTCGCAATATGGTAGATGCCTTTAAAGGTTTAATCGTACGTTGAGTGACAGCACTCTCCCACTGCTTTAAAAACTCACCTTTATAAGCATTTAATGGCCAATCGGTATTGGGCAAATTATCCTGATAATAACGGATCCTTTGCATTTCTTTTTTTCCAGTAGCTTTAAATCTAGACACCTCTTCAGAGTAACGCCCCAGTGCTTCACGCATAGTTATAACTATTTTGTTTTTAATAGCCTTTTGCGTTGCATCATTAAGAATTAAATCTCGTTCTTTTTCTTTCGCCCAGCGTTTAGCAGCAGCTTCAGTCTCACAAATTTTTGTGGGCCTTGTATTTTTATTAAAGCCAATCTCTACACGCCATTTACCGTTCTTGGTTTGATAAATAGATCTGTACAT